GTTTTTATATATTATTATAATAATAATGGCCTTTACTCGTTTTTCTAATGATATAGCCTTACAACAAAAAAGATTAGAAGAATCCACGTTTACTGGAATATATCATTTAAATACCCCTGGAAATGGATTACACAATTCATATATAAATGACGTTCACATTCGTTTACAAAAATGGGGCGCTAATTTACATAAAAATACAACCAATATAGAAAGTGAACTGAAAAATAGAACGATTCCACTTGGACGAGACACTACTCCTTATAATAAATTCAAATCTAATAGTCCTAATTATAATCAAACTCATTTTTCAATTGATGAAACTCGTACAACTATGCCAGCGTGGAAATTACGTGATGTAGAAAGTTCACGTTATGATTATGTACACTCTAATCCACAAGAACATATTTTTACCCCATTTAAACATAATTTAAATACTCGAATTTTAGAAAAAGATTATTATACAAAAAATAAAAAATAATTTATATTATAATGACAGAAGTAGTTATTGCTACCGTATTATTAGGAAGTGCTTATTTAGTATCTAATCAAAAAAAAAAAGAGAATTTTGAACAACAAATAGAAAAACCTACGATTACCAATGTGTTACAAAATCGAATGGAACAAACATCTTTAAATCCAAAAAGAGAACCACTCGTTACCAGCGCGGATAAGCATTTTAATAAGGAAACAAAAAATGATAGTTCATTTACACATAATAATATGGTTCCTTTTTATAAACATAATTCGTATGGTACAAATAATTTTGTTAATGATAATCGTTTAGATACATATACTGGTTCTGGTAGTAATACTATTGTAAAACAAGAAACTGCAACATTATTTAAACCACAAGATAATCTACAAAATGTCTTTGGTAATCAGAACCAAAATGATTTTTTACAATCTCGAGTAAATGAATCTAGACGTCATGCCAATTCTAAACCATGGGAAGAAATACGTGAAGGGCCAGGTGATTTAGGGTTTAATTCTTCGATGCAATATCGAGACCAAACTCAACCAAAAAATGTGGATCAACTCCGTACCTCAAATAATCCTAAATCGGTGTATAATCTAAATTACAAGTCACCCGCATACAAACCAAACCAGTCAGGAAACATTGGAACCATTGGAAAGGTAATAAAAAAAACACCTGATACATATCATATGAATGAAGGTTGTGGTGGTGTTGGTCCAGCTCGTGGTATAGAACAATCTACGCAAAAACCACTACAAATGTTAACCAATGAAAATCGTGAAAATACCAGTGTTCTTTATTATGGAGTACGTGGTAATAATTCTACTACATCTTATACTACAAGCAATAACGAAGAAAGTAAAAAACAACAATTACCAACTCAACCATTTACTAATTTATCGTCCAATGGTATTTTTCAAGTATCAGACCACGGAAAAGGAAGTTTTCAATTATTGGAAAACAATCGAACTACAAAACAAGATTATTTTGGTAATATAACTGGACAATTTATATCCAATGTAATTTCCCCTATTACAAATCATTTTAAGCAAGAAAAGAAAGTAGTAGAACATCCCAATCAATCTGGATTTATGAGTATCACTAGTAAAAAACCGATGACCAATCCATATCAATCTACACCAACCACCAATCGTGAAATGACTAGCGAATCAAAAGGACATTTGAATGTTCAAGGTCAGTCTAGTAATATATATATTCATTCGAATCCATATATGAATCATACTCAGAGACAAAGTACATCACATTCTATTATGGGTGGCGCAAATGGTACTTCTCAGTTCAAATCTTACGATGCGGAATATAACCAACGTAATATTCAAAAACCATATGAGAATCGGACGGCAAATGGAAATATGAAATTATACAATGGAGGTATAAATGCTTCTATAAATGGTCATGAACAATATAATACTCGGACCAATGCTTTATATATACCTAAAAGCGACTCGATTATGGGGGAAATGACGAAGCAAAATCAATCTTATGAATTACCTGATATGGACAATAGTATATTAAAGGCATTCAAGGAAAACCCATATACACATTCACTGTCTAGTGTAGCCTAATATTGGGGTCTAAATATTTATATAAATCTTTGTACAACTTTTTATAATTATAAGGAATAACTTTGTAATTATGTATAATGATTATTTGGTCATTTTCTTTTTTCAAATGATATATTTTTTTGATAATATTGTTTTCATACTTCGTTTGGAGTAAACATGGTTCTTTCTTTATAGAATGATATGATTTACCAATGGTATCATCTGGATTCATAATCTCATTGAATATATATTCATACTTATGATTGGGATAATCACTAAAATAACATTTACATGAAAAACTATTAGGTAATATGTTTTTATTCGTACATTTATTTAATGTATAATATAATACACTCACTTTATCTTTGTGTATATTATAAGTATCTATAGAATGTTCTTTATCGTCTTTAATATGAATAGGTTCTAAGAAATAAAATGCTGGGTCTACAATATAAAATTCTTTGTTAGATTTACAAATAAATAGGGCAACGTGACATAATTCATCTTGTCCTTTTATTCTAAAATGTTCAGGAACAGATGCCACAATTTGTTGACTATCTATGTTATAATTATTTTTCAAGTAACATTTTACAAAATAAGACATAGCAATACAATTTCCTGAATTATACTTTGTAATGGTATCTTTGGATAAAGGTGTATTATAATCTATGTAAGGGAAAGTTGAAAAACAAATATTATTGTAACATTGAATCATTGCTTCTTTTAAAATAGTATCATTTACATGTTGATATGAAATGTATATATCATTTAATATCATATAAAATAAAGTAATATATTAGTTTAACTATGGATATTTTTGATAAATTCAAAGACAATATACCTCATATATTGTTTTATGGAAATGTGAAAGAAGACATTATAAAACACCTCGAACAATATTATCCACCGAAGATGTCTAATAAATATATTATGAAATTATATTGTGGTACCTCGAAGGGTATAAAAAACATAAGAGATGATATAAAATTATTTTCAAAACAACAATTGTCTCCAAATATTTTGTTCAAGAGTATTGTATTATATGATGCGGAATATTTGACGGTAGATGCTCAATATTCTTTGAGACGAAGTATTGAAGTATATAGTCATTCTACTCGTTTTTTTATAATCACCAAAGACAAGGACAAACTATTACAACCAATACGTTCGCGATTTATTTCTGTGTATGTTTCTGGCGATCCTCCTAAAATAAAAGTAGTCAATTCATCTATAAAAAAAATATTAGAAAAGAACAATCCAATTGATATTGTAGTGGAAGAATTATATTCTAATGGAATTTATGCGGATCAATTGCTACTTTTTTTGAAGGATAATGTAGAATGTAACTTTAATTCGTGGAGTAAACAATTCAAGAGCGAACGTTTATGTTTATTTTATTTAGTGTGTATTTTTCGTAATAATAAAGAAATATAAATATTATTCTTTTTTATGGATGACTTTACTTCAAATATATTGAATGACTCTAAAAATGAATGGTCCATTTTATTGATTAATTTGATTACATCTCATATTATTGATGGGTTTCGTTCTATATTCAATGAAGCTATTCAATTATGTCAAACTAATGATGAACCTGATAAATATTTGATGACATATCAAAATTTATTGTCTCGTATTCCAAATTGGAATCAGACTATTATACAAACTGAAAAAGACCGCATTATTGCAAAATCAAAGTGTTCCTATTTAGAAGATTTGATTACTTGTGTTCATATTATCCAATTAAAGTTACTAAGTTGTGTAAGGGTTGGAAGTGAAAATAAAAAAATAAATATAGATATTCCTGATTTTACTTTATTTTTACATAAAATTTATATCAATATTGCTCGTAAATTGTACTCAAACATTTACTTGTTTGAAATAGACATTACTCCTTTAGAACAACAACGCCGAAATAGAGAATTTGAGTTGCTAGTCCAAACAAGCATTATGAATACCATTCGCGATAATCTTCCAGTGGAAAACTTATTGAGACAATATATTGATGAAACCCAAGAAGTAAATGTCAATAAGGTAGAAACTGTCGTAGAAAATAAACCACTCCCTGAATTAGAACAAGAAAAGGTCGAACCAGTAAATGAAATCAAAATATGCGATAAACCCGTGGATAAATCCATAGATGAAATAAAAATATACGACGAACCTATGGATGAAATCAAACTATGTGATGAACTTGTTGGTTCTGATATTATCCAAGTAGAAGATTCATCTGAAAAACAAAATAGTATTCGTTTTCATCCTGATATAACTAAAGATGACTTCAAAATAGGTGAAGAAATAAATCTAAACATAGAGGATTTAGAAGAAGACAATATTCATTTAGACATAGAAGAATTATAAATATTTCGTAAAAGAATAATAATTAAAACCTATTATTATTTTAATGATACCTTATGAATATATTTATATATCTCTTATTATTTCAGTAATTTTTTTTATATGGAAACAATTTTTATATAGATCAAACCCAATAAAAAACCAAAACAAATTATTTTTTAAGGAATCGTTTTATTTGTTTCTTATTATTTTAGGAGTATTTATTCTAAAAGATTATTATATGAAAGTACAAGAACAAAAGACACAAATATTTACAGGAGAACCTTCGTTTTAATCAGTTCATCTATATCTAAGAAGTTTTCTAAGTTATCTTGTTTATAAGAACGAAATGCAATATGGTCAAATTGTTTTTCAGGAATATGTTGATTAACATTTCTGGCTATCATTTTGTATAATTTAAAATCTGGATATCGTTCATCGCCATTTTTTTTGTACAATATATTATTATTATGATCATCATAAACCCATCCGATAATCATATCATAAATTGGAATTTTTCGAAATGTATCTATATCTTTCAAGTCATCTATTATAAAATCAAACATAGAACATGCTAACCGACATAAATCAAAACTATAATTTGGTTCTAATATTGGTTTACGAGCATTATAAAAAGGTTCGCAATTATATTGCCCGTTAGCGGTTCCATTTGGCGAAAAACTATCACTACAAAGACGAGTGCCTTGATAAGTATAAATAGATCTACCAAAATCAATTAATTTATATAATTTTCCAAATGTGGGTACCTTATAATATTGTCCTTTTATGTTGTAATATAAAAACTCTTCTTCTGTTTCAACATACATAATATTGTTTGTATGTAAATCGTTATGAGTGAACTCAAATACATTTTGATAAACATATAATATAAGCACTATTTGAAATATGGCACTTGTCAATTGTTCGATATTGATATCGTCTGATTCAAATAAACTATCCATTGTATCTACACATTTTTCTAACATAATATGTTGGCAAGGTATTTTATCAATCACTAATATAAGTTTATCCATAATACTATCATCGACTGAAGAAGTATTACCAGATTGTTCGTCATTGTCGTCAGATGATTGTTCATCGTTCGAAGAACATTCGTTGTCGTCGTCATCTTCCTGAGATGAAATACTTTCTGTGTCACTATTATCTTCTTGTTCATCAGAACTTTCGTTAGATAGGTCTTTCTCATGTATTAAATCTATTGTGAATTCTTGTAATTTTTCTTCAACTACTTGAATATCATCATCTAATGTCTCATATTCAACATCTAAAATTTCATCGCTTAATTTAATGGGTGGTTTCTTTAAATTTGAAAATAAATAATGAATATCTTTATCCTTAAATCGAAATGATTTGTTCAATTGTTCATTGAAATAATTTGAATCGCATAAATATTCAAAATCATCCACAATATTTATTTCACAATTTTCTTTTATATCAATGAAACTATTGTATACATTTATACTATGTTTGAAATTTGACAATCTACTAGAAAGCATATAAAAAAAATTATCTACGTAAGCGTAATTGTGTATAGAGTGTATATATTCTTCGTATATATTATTACATTTGTTTTCTTTAGAAGGTAATACACATAATTCATATTTTTTATATTTTCCAATTAATAACTTAACATAATCCACTAAAGGAATTGTTTTCATAAAACAATTATGATCTTTATTGTCTATGGTTATAATATGATTATTATAGTCTACTTCATATTTATAGTCTTCTAATAGAGGATTATAGTTTATTTTGAAATAGTCCAATATAGGATTATAATTTGAGTTTTCCATTATATCTTTATATATACTTTTATCAAGTGTTTTAAACTAATTGCGTCGTTTCACGTATAATCAATTATATTATATTATTATATGACTCTGAATCTTAAAAAGTTTGATATGAAACGTATTACCTTTTTAAAAAATGAAAATAAGGGACCAGTGGTGGTATTAATAGGTCGCCGAGACACTGGTAAAAGTTTTTTAGTTCGTGATTTATTATTTCATCACGTAGATATACCTATTGGTACTGTAATATCTGGCACAGAAGCAGGTAATGGTTTTTATTCGTGTCACGTTCCTAAATTATTTATTCACGATGAATACAATACAGGTATCATTGAAAATATTTTAAAAAGGCAAAAAGCAGTCATCAAGCAAGTAAACAAGCAAATCGAAACCTACAAAAAAAGTTCGATTGACGCAAGGGCATTTGTTATACTAGATGATTGTTTATATGACAATGGATGGGCACGTGACAAAATGATGCGCTTATTATTTATGAATGGTAGACACTGGAAGGTTATGCTTATTATTACAATGCAATATCCGTTAGGTATACCACCAACACTAAGAACCAATATTGATTATGTATTCATATTGAGAGAACCTTACATCGCCAATCGAAAACGTATTTATGAAAATTATGCAGGTATGTTTCCTACATTTGAATCCTTTTGTCAAGTAATGGATCAATGTACTGAAAATTATGAATGTTTGGTCATAGACAATAATGTAAAATCAAATCAATTACAAGAACAAATATTTTGGTACCGAGCCGAAAATCACAAGGATTTTAAATTAGGATCCAAAGAATTTTGGGAATTGTCTAAAAATCTCGGTTCAGATGAAGAAGATGATGTATACAATCCGGGCGATTATAAATCAAAAAAAGGTCCTAAAATTAACGTAAAAAAAACGAAGTGGTAAAAAATATAGTATACTTATAATGATAAATATTTTTCATTATTTGTTAGATTTTGTTCTACAAAATAAGATGTATTATTTATTTTATTTATTATTGATACCATTAGCATCTTTTATTTATAATATAATATTACCTGAAAGTATCGGTAATTTTTATACTCATTTCAAAAAAGTTTATTTATATTATATTGTAGTTTGCATTGCCTCATTTAATTTTTTACATATTTTCATAAACTGGTTAGCGTGGAGAGTCATACCACATTTTTATGAATTTATTGTATTGAGTATTTATGATTACATTTATGAAAACTCTTATTGTAATTACGAAAATTTAAATATTACTGAAATCATTATAAAATTATCAAAATTGCCTTTGATTTTACAAGATGCTTTGAAATCATTCAAAGAAGAATTTTGTCATGTCTTTTTTGGATTTATGATAGGAATTTTTTATTTTTATATTAAATTAGGATTAAAATACTTAGTTGTATTTTTAGGATTTTTTGTAGCAATGGTTGCGTTGCAAATTATAAATATAAAACATATTACAGAAATCAATAAAAGAAGGGAAAAATACGAAGACGACACGTTTGAAAAATTAGGCGAATCTTTAAAAAACATTGGTGTAGTTCAATCGTTTCAAAATATAAACCAAGAAAAATCCATTTTGTATAATATTTTACACAATTATAACTATGAATATTATAAATCATTAAATTATTCTATTGCTTATGATACTATGACTAAATTAATTAATCTTATTATGGGTATTGTTTTAGGATATATGATTTGGACGGATTACTTGAATAAAAAGATTAACAAACAATATTTATTCCAATGTTCACAAGTTGTTCTTTTGTTTATTACTATGTGTGATTCAATTGGCATTGTATCACGTTCTTTATCAGATAATTTAGGACAAATTTATGATATCAACCATTTTTTCAATAAGGAAATACCAAAAGATTATCATTGTAAAGTAGGTGAACAAACATTCAAAAATGGTGATATTGTATTCAAAGATGTTTACCATAAATACAACCAAACTTATTACTCATTAGAAAATGTCTCGTTCAAAATACAAAAGGGAGAAAAAATCGCAATTGTTGGTGAAAGTGGCTCTGGTAAAACTACCATCATCAAATTATTAATGAAACATAAGGCTTTATGTATGGGAACCATTACTATTGGAGGCATAAATATAAATGAGTTGTCTACTAACGAATTGACGAAACACATCATGTATATTCCACAAAGTCCAAAATTATTTAACCGAACTTTATACGATAATATAGTATATGGTTTGAAACGTCCACCTAATAGAACACAAATAATACAAACTTTAGAATCTATGAATATTAACGTTTTTACTAAAAAACTAGACCAAAAAGTTGGTCGTGATGGATCTCTATTATCAGGTGGTCAACGACAATTGGTTTGGTTATTACGTTCATTATAT